GGCCTGTCAAAATTTTGACAGTGCTATGAGAAATAATATTTCTCTGTCTTCTGGAAAGAAGACCATTCCCTCTAAAGAAGGGAAATCCAAAAGGCATACTCGGTACTCCGAGGAAGCCAATTGGGACCTCTCTAATCAACCGGAGCTTAGCAGCCCACAGGTTGGAGAGGTAGGTGGATCTGGCGTGAAAGGCCAGGACAGTCGGAAGGGAAATCCCTATGGGAGCGCATTTTATGGCTCCCATTTAGGGCTTTCCAGGGGGCGTCTATCCCCCCTGTTCCATGTTCCCGTTGAGATTCTTGCAAATTGCAAGAACCTCAAGTGGACAGGAAGTTCCGTAATCGGGTTCGGGAAGGTGATGAGGTTCACACCCTCCCCGGACCCGAGGTTGTCAAAAGTTCAGAACTTGGTGCTTGAGGCAGAAGACCTATTACGTCTGGCTTCTTCGCTCCTCCAACTCACACTGGGTGACCAGACCGAGGAGGGGAAAGCGAAGAGAAAGCAAGTAAAGGCATTCTACCGCAGGTTACATGTTCTGAATTTCATGCGTGCCGTATGGGATGCAGCCCTAATAGGACTGCAGCAAATACGTCACACCTGTGTCAACAGGGGATCACAGTTCCTGATTAATTCACGAACTGTGAGGGCTCTTGAGAGGTTCAAGGTTGCACTAATAGTGGACCCTGAGCAGGCAGCGGCAAGGATAAAGCAGTTGGCTACTGATGCCCGAAGTTGGTACTTCGATGGCAAAAGACCTACTGATGCTATCTTTGACTCCTGCCGGCAGAAGTGGATGGGGATGACTTTCAGTTATGTCAGTCGTTCCCTCCCTCCTCCCCTCAAGGACGACCCGGATGCCATTGTCCAACTTCGATTGAGGTTGACCAGTGAGCAGTTCCCTGAAGATCCAGGATGGAAACCCTGGTTAAGAGAATACTTTTCCAGGTACTCCCCTCCTCCTGCTTCCCTACGCACACAGCCGAGTGGCCATGCGGCGCTAGGGTATCCTAGGAATAGGGGAGGGCATGCTACTGCCGTCCAGCATCTAACCGCTATCGGTTACATGTTGGCGCAGGGAATTTCCCCTGATCAGGAGTACGTACCCAAATTTGGTGACGACTTCAACAGGAACTGGACCTTTTTAGGGACAGCGAAATTCCCAGGTGATAAGCCTCACCCCCTCTCGGTACCTAAAGGAAACTCTTACGAGACCCTTTTGGGTATGGCGGGGATGTCGGCTAGACACCAGGAGCATCTGGTAAGAGGTTGTTTTTGGGTGCTAGATCAAATTGATCTAGTCCCCGTCCTGCCCATCGATGCGCCGGAGAAAGGCCTTAAAAGGCGGTTTCCGACTGCATCTTTGACGGCAGTCAACCTCATCCAGCAGATATTTCGTAGGGTGATAGATTCATATCTTGTTTGTGATCGGAGGATGTCCCAGGGGATGGGAGGCTCAAAGGAACCTCAACTCTCTCAGGGCCCCTATTACTCACAAGACATGTCTTTCGCCACGGACCTCCACCAGTTTTGGATAGAGATCTCTGCATACGAAGTACTGGCCGAAAAAGACTCTCGTCTCCTCCCTTATGTTCCTTATATTAAGAAACTCTTTGGGGCCAAGAAACTCTTGGACCTTGAGAAAGGGGGGTTGACGCACGATGACATCTTGGCACCTCGTCTTCCTGAATCCATCAACGCATTATTGCCTGATTGGGTAGAGGAACGAGAAACTGTGAGAGGGAAAATTCCCTTATCACATGTGCCTGTGGCTCGTGCGTTCTTGCAAGAGTATTGTGCGTGGTTAACTCTGATCACAGATTCTGCGATCTCGGATGTCACCACCGTCGGGAATATGATGGGAGACCCGACTTCGTTCCCTACAATGCCCCTCATGAGTGCGTATGCTGCCGAATCGGCAGGACACTCACGTCACGATGGAGTCTTGACTGGGGACGATGCACTATTCAGCAAGTTCAGTGAGCGGAAACGCCAGCTGTACGAAGAGAAGATGGAGGATGACCTTCATGGAGTAATCTCCAAGAAGAAAACATTCTGTCATCTTACGAAGGGTGTGTTTTGTGAGCAACCGTATATTCACGGTGTTCCACAACCTTTCACTCTTTTGTCCAACTGGGTCGCGCCGCCTGCTGGCTCTAAAGGTCAGGTCTCTTGGTTGACCCAGCCATCCACTGTCGCAACAGCGAACATGATGGTGGGAATCTCCAAGAAACGTGGCCTTTGGAGAGAGTCACCGTATTATCAGACCTACAAGGCAGCTTTCCTACTGGGAATCCCATTAGGAGCACCTATGGACTTTGGAGGCGTTTCGCATCCCAAGTACCCTTGTGTGTCGATGACACGGCATTACTCGTGGTTGACGTACCTGTCGGGGCTTAGTCGAGTCAAGCTTTTGAGCTCGACCGGCCTCAACATGGTACCAGTTCCCTATCAAGAAATGCGTTCTATAGGTGCGCAACACGTCATTGACGTGTTGGAACGCCAAGAACAAGCATTCAAGGAGAATGAGTCTCTTGCTCCGCTGTATGCGGAGGCGGGAGAGCCTCTCCCCTTGGTCTCGAGAGGGTACTCGACCACGGTGTATGACTATGCTGGAAATCTACTTCGTTCTGTGGAAGAAGAAGCAGATCTTTCCAGCGCCCCTCTTATCAATTGGGAATTCTATTATAGAGACCCTATCATCGCGGACCGGGTGCCTTCCGTACGGAAGGCCGCCCAGACCTTCGATCGGCGAGTAGCCAATCGACCAGCAATTGCTGGCAAGTATGAGAATGTTAGGAGGGAAGTCGCTCGCAAACGAAGCGTTTGCGTCGAAAGGAATATCGTCAGGCGGCCCATAATGGTAAATCATTATGGACTCGAACCTGGAAATCTGCCTAAACGATTTCGTCTTCACAGATGGATCGAGGGCCGATTCGACTGGCGATAGCCAAAGAAACGGAAGAGGACCCGCCGTAAAGAGGACAGCCTAGGAGTGGTTCAGTGTTA